GTGCAGGTAAGAGTTTGTTCTTAGCAAACTTAGGTGTGAACTGGGCATTAGCAGGTATGAACGTAATGTATCTTACATTAGAACTTTCTGAGAACTTAGTTAGTATGCGTGTAGATAGTATGACTACTGACATTCCAAGTAGAGATATTTTCAAAGACATTGATGATGTGCATATGAAAGTTAAGATGATTGGTAAGAAGTCAGGTGCATTCCAAGTGAAGTATATGCCAAGTGGTAAGACTCCTAATGATGTAAGAAGTTATATTAAAGAATATGAAATTAAAACAAATAAGAAGATTGATGTATTATTGATTGATTACTTAGACTTGCTTATGCCTAATGGTGCAAAGGTTAGTGCAGAGAACTTGTTTATTAAAGATAAGTTTGTGTCAGAAGAACTACGTAATCTAGCAATGGAATTGAATACAGTATTTGTAACTGCGGCACAGTTGAACAGAGGTGCAGTAGAAGAAATAGAATTTGATCATTCGCATATCAGTGGTGGCTTGAGTAAGATACAAACTGCTGATAACGTGTTTGGTATCTTTACAAGTAGAGCTATGCGTGAGCGTGGTAGATATCAACTACAACTTATGAAAACACGTAACAGTGGCGGTGTAGGACAAAAGATTGATCTTGAATTTGATATTGATAGTCTGCGTATTAGAGATCTAGCAGATGATGAAGAGTATCAAGAATTTAACAAACGTAAGTCAACTATATACGAAGGGCTAAAAAGAAATAGTCTTAATACACCAGCAGAGCCTGATCCAAACGCAGATCCTAAAGAAGGTGATAGTGTTGGTAAGGTAAAAGCAGATGTTGACTCTACATTACTAAGATCTTTCATAACCAATCTGGGTCAAGAGGACGAATAGCCAAATCATAAATACTTTGCTTAGGCAACAAGGCAAACGGAGGCTACAATGAAAACAGACTTAGAAAACATACAACTACTCTTGGATCGATTTAAAAGGCCTATACCAGATAGGGAAGATTATAAGAACAGGCTCGCAGAAGAATTTGAACTTATCCTTAATCAACGATTCACAGAATACTTCTTACGTATTTGTGACGTAATAGAACTCACAAAAGATTTAAAACACATGACAAGAGGGTCAGCAGGCTCTAGTCTTGTGTGTTACCTTTTGGGTATCACAGATGTTGACCCAATAGAATGGAATATACCTGTTGCACGTTTTATGAACCCTTTACGTGATGACTTGCCAGACGTAGACATTGACTTTGAACATTGGCGTCAGGGTGATGTTATGGAACGCATATTTAAAAAGTGGCCAGGCAAGACTGCACGTCTATCTAACTATGTAATGTTTAGAGAGAAGAGTGCAAAGAAAGAAGCGGCCAAACGATTAGGAGTCAAAGGCAAACTACCTCGTAGTTTTAAGTATGAAGACTTTGATATTGATCCTGTAGAAGCAAAACGTATAGAGAAAAAACTAATTGGTAAGAAACGTGCTATCTCAAAACACTGTGGTGGTATTATTATGTTTGATAGACAACTACCAAAGAGTTTGATATCACAAGACAATCAAATACTGTTAGACAAATATGAAATAGAAGACTTAGAACATCTTAAACTAGACGTCCTAGCAAACAGAGGACTGAGTCAACTGCTTGAGATAGATGAACTAACAGACCTACAACACTATCCTACACACGATGAAGCAACAAGTAAACTATTAAGCAGAGGAGATGTGCTAGGCGTAACACAAGGTGAAAGCCCTGCTATGCGTAGACTGTTCCGTGCAATCAAACCACAGTCGGTATATGATTGTGTGTTTGCTACTGCTATGATACGTCCTGTAGCAATGAGCGGAAGACAAAAGGCCGCTATGTTCCAAGACTGGTCACAGGAAGTTGTGCAAGATAGTATTGTGTTTGAAGATGATGCTATTGATATTATATCAGATATCATAGGTGTAGACATGTACGAAGCTGATATGTATCGTAGAGCTTTTGCTAAAAAGAATGATGAAAAGATATTAGAGTTTGTAGAGAAGATGGGTGGACATCCACGCAAACAAGAAGCAATGGCCGCACTACAAGAACTATCAGGGTTTGGTTTGTGTAGAGCTCACGCTGTTAACTTGGGTAGACTTATATGGGCTCTAGCATATCAAAAAGCACATAATAAAAAAGAGTTTTGGAAAGCAAATCTAAAACACTGCCAAGGGTCATATCGTTCATGGGTATATCAATGCGAAGCCCATAGACTAGACATACCAACTAAGAGCGGTTGGTGGTGGCATGGCTTCCCTCCACGTTTGGGTGTGAAGCAACAATGGTTAGATCGTGTAGAGTATGCAGGTGTAATTGCAAATAGTAGATGTTACAAAGGTAACAAAGGACGTTGGATTACATTCCTTACACTAGGTATAGGCTATGGTGAATACATTGATATAACTGTGCAAAAGCCTGTAGCATATAGAGATGGCGATATTGTACACGGTTCAGGACGAGTCAAGCAGAGCAACAATTCTGAATATATAGATAGTAGTGACGCTAATGTTTACACATTTCAGGAGTGGAGATAAAAATGGAATATACAACTGAAGAGAATCAAGAACTAATTGACAACATTAAAGGCCCAAGATACTATCGTATTATACTGCAAGGCTATGGCGGTGAATCTAGTTATATGGGTCTAAGCAAAGAACAATACGAGTTTTGGAACGCACTCACAGAAGATGAAGGCGACAGTGAAGTTGTAAATTATTGTACTGATGAAGAGTATGATGGTATTGAAATAGATGATGCTGTAGACTTTCTGAAGGTAGAAGGTGAAGACTACAGGCAACAATGGTACGAATCACCTACAGAAGTTGTACATCAATATGGTGGTGACTTTGGTAACATGAGTATTACTATTGACGAAGTTGAAAGTGCTGAGTATGATGCAGGACATGTACGCGATGTTGTTAACAGTGAAGACCTTGCTGTATGGTGTGCTGACAATGAAATTGATCATGTAATGGAATGCGAACAAGCAGAAGAGCCAGACTATGTGTTTCAGTTTTGGAGTGCAGAGAAAGGAAGTTTCTTTGACGGCATTATAGAAACACACGGACCTTTGGATTTAAAGAAACTAAAACTTACTACCAACGAATATTGGAATGGAGATGACGTTGTAGAAAAAATTGAATACAACGGCGTTGAAATTGATAATGCAGGAGGTGACACTACTGGCAAAGGCTATAGTGGACACTTTTGGAAAAACGTAGACAATGAATAAAATAAAATTTATATGCGGGGACAGACATGTAGCCAAACATTACCCACCTATACCAACTGCAAAAGTAAGACCAGATTGGTATAACGCATTACCTGGCTTTATAGGTCAACCATTACAAAGCCCACCTACTATTAAAAAGTGCATGCCTGTTTACGATCATTTAACAGCAGGTTATATTGTACACAATCCTGTAGAACAAGAAATAACAATAGGCGAAAGGCCTGCACAAGATGGATCGCCCGTAGAATCATTCCGTAGACTATATCCTCAAGCATGGTCACGACAAGAAGAGCAAGAAGGTCACTCACATGAACAATGTCCTGTAAAACTTGATGGCCAACAAAAAGACTATATTACATTTAGTGTACCGTGGCGTATTGAAACACCACCAGGGTATAGTTGTTTGATACAACAACCTTATTTCTTTTTTGAAAAACGCTTTACACTATTCCCAGGTATTGTTGATACAGATACTATTGATGTTCCTTGGGTAAACTGGCCAGGTGTAATGAATGGCAAGCCAGGAGACAAAATTACTATTGAACCAGGTGCTCCTCTTATGCAGGTGATACCTTTCAAACGTGATGAATGGAAAATGGAAGTTGAAGTAGACGAACGTGGAATCGAAAGAGATACTGCTTTAAAGTTTTTCCTAACAAATGCTTATGCAAGAATATTCCACAGGAAGAAGAAGTTTAAATGATATCAATAGTATTTTGGATTGGATTCACAGTAATGGTATTGAATGAAGGCTTTGTTATAATGCGTCATGTGCATCCTTGGTTTGCACAAAGACGTGAAGCACTAATGGCCAAGTACGGTAGCAATTGGAAACGTTTTCATGCGTTCTTTGACTATGTATGGATAGGCGGTGTTTCTCTAGGTGTAGCAATAGATATTGCTAACTGGAAATTTTATGCAACAGTATTAGCAACCTTTTGGAGTGTGGTTGCAGTATTTGTATATGTACCATTGCTTGTAAAGAAACTAAGAAAATGAACGTAGGCATAGGTGCTCTTATTACAGCAATAATGGCACTAGTAGCTTGGATAATAAAAAGGTTAAAGAAATGAAACTTACAGCTAGTCAACAACCTGTATTCAAACAAGTCAAAGACAACTATGAATGTATACAAGATGTACTAGACAACACCAAAGATTCAGATTGGGTGCTTACCCCTGAAGGAAGTCTAAGCGGATACTGTACAGGTCCAATTCATCATGCAACCAAAGAAACCGTAGATGAATACACAGACTACCTAACCAAAATAGAAACATATCTAAAAGAGAATCAACGTAATATAGCACTAGGTACAGGACATATCGAGCAAGACAAGATGCCCTATAACGAAATACGTTTTTACAAACAAGGCAATCTACAAAAGTACTATGCAAAACAAATGCTTACACATGGTCCAGACTTTATGGGTGAATACTATTACTATCTGCCAGGTGTACGAAACGAAACGGTATGGCTTGATAAGAACACACTAGCCGGTGCTCTTATATGCAACGATGCTTGGGCTTATCCACCTGCAAGTCCAAACGGAAATCCATATCATTGGCGCAAGCTCAAAGAACTAGGATGTCGTGTAGTATTTGTAAGTGCTAACTGTACTATGGATGTATTAGATCCTATCGTATATAACTTTCACGAAAGCACACTACGTATGATGGCCAAAGCATTTGATTTCCACATTGTAGTAAGTTCAGCATGTACTGACATGAACGGTGAACCTAGAGACCACGTGCAATGTCCTAGTGGTATTATTGATCCTACAGGAGATTGGATTGTTAAATGCAAAGACAAGGGCATGGACACAGTCAGTGCGGAGATAGACTTTGGATAGGACGCTGTGGATATACGGTGATAGTTTTGCTGTTGATTGGAAAGTAGATTGGGGTTGGCAAAGACAGGTTGCGGCACTAATGGACGTGACCCGAGTAGTAAACCAAGCCTGTTCAGGATCAGCTAACGAATGGAGTGCTATGCAGTTCCGTGATGATGATCAAAAGCCAGGAGACATAGTTGTATTCTTTACTACATCAAACTCACGTCAATGGTTCTTCAAAGACCGTCCACATCTCAGTAACCTAACAAGCATCACAGACACACCTGAAGCACAACAGCTACAGGAAACAGAACCTGACAAGTATCATAGTGTGATGGACTATTGGATGTATCTACAACGTGATGATGTAGATGAACTACGTATGCAACATATGATTGACAGCATAAGAGTAAAGCAGATAGAACGTGAACTACATCTACAGCTGATACCTAGTTTCCCTGCTGATATAGAATGGACTGACCTTACACCTGTTAAGGGTGATATGACCACAGATGTATGCGACAGAGAATTCACTGACAAACAAGAGATGCTGTTATGGTACAATCAAAGCATAGACACTAGAGCCAATCATATGACACTATCAAACCATACAGTGTTTGCACGTAAGCTGGTACAGAGTCTTAGTGAACGCACACCATTGGATCTTACACAGGGCTTTGATCAAGGATTCCTTACACACAAAGACAAACTCACACACCCAGGACTGCTAAAAGAACTTATAAGATTGGCTGAACAACCTGGCAATACAATACCAAAATAACAAACTCCTCCCTAAAAATCACCATGCATTTAAGACGTCTGTCGTGTATGAAAATACCACCTAAATGGCTCTTAAATTGCAAATAAGGCGAAAAGTGGTATATTGTATTGCGAAAGTGTTTTAATGCTATTATAAGAGCATTTAACTGCGTTTTAGGGGTATTAAGCTATGCCTGATAGATTAGCACGTTTCCAACCTGCACCTGCTGTACGAACATAGATGTAGTTGTCATCAAAGCGTATTTCGCCCACTTCTCCTGGGCTGTTTGTAGTAGGTGTTGCGCCTGCGACAGCAACCAATGTTGATGTTACTCTGTTGTTTACTGAGTCTACTATAGTTGTTGAATCATCTCCAAACACTGATCCTGTTAGATCACCTCTAAAGCCACCACGTGCTGTTACACGCCCTGCTATGCCTAGGTTACCTGTGTCACCGTTTAGTTTGAGCTTGTAGTTGTTCTCACCTGGTGTGCCTACGTATGGATTGATGTTGCTCCATATAGTAAACGCTGATCCTGAGTCGTCATTGCCTGGATCAAGGAATACACCCACACCGTGTGCTGATCCTAGCACTAGATCTGATGTTGAAGGGCCATTGTATCCTGAGCCTGCTGTGGGTATTAGTTTACCTGCATTAGCGGCTGATGATCCAAAGCCTTTGCCGTCTGCTATGTTTAGATCTACACTCAATGGATTGGCTAGTGCATCTGTGATGCCATATCCTGCTAGAGTGGTTGGCTTGCTGGTAACATCAGCAAACGCTACACTTGATTGAGTACCAACTGTGGTACCTCCTGCAGTCGTGCCGTCACCCAGTCGCAAACTGCCTGAGCTGGTTACTATGAGTACACCACGTGGATATACTGTGGTTGCTTCAACTGAACTAAGCCCACTTACTACGTCTAGTACTTGATTAACACCTTTAAAACTGCTTATAGCCATTTGATCTCCTACAACTGTATTTATACTGTGTGTGTATTTAGCGACAAGCCCGAAGGGTCCTGCGCCAGAAAAGCCGCGAAGCGGTTAACGCAGATACAGACGCACGAAGTGTTTCGCAGAAAATCGGTAGCGGTGATCTAACCTCTTGGCAGACACTGTGTCTTACTGTATGTAACTATTCTTCTAATGTGTGTAACGCATGTGCCGAATTGTTAACAGCAGACTATCGTCACTGTTAAATATACTAAAGAGGAGACGGAATGCAGTACAAAGAAGATGAATCGCTTACGTACGAAGACTATAATCGTATTATAAAAGCAAAGAGTGGACATTGGGATAAGACACACAAAGAAGAACTTAAACTCTTACAGCCTTACTTTGACAAAGGCTATCTAGAGACTAATCGTACAGGAGATATATGGCTTACAGAAAAAGGCGCTTTTACACTTAAAGCGGCAGGCTGTGATCCACTTGACCCAAGAGACTTCTTTGCTAACTATCCACATATGCTAGATCGTATGCGAGATAGTGATGCAGAATGATGATGTAAAGCGTGAATTCTTTCGTAAGATGGGATGGTGCGAATGTACCTACTGTGCAGAACTGTTTTATGACTATGATGACTATGTAGAACACGACTGTGGACTACAGGGCGTATATCCAGATGGTTGGGAGTTTAACTGGACACTATCAAAAGGCAAATAGCCCGAAATGGGTTCTACAGCCCAAAAAAAATTACCGCGTAAAAAATTAGTATAAAGTACTTACAGATTCGAGGTGGTGATTTGACACCACTAAGCCCTAAAAAACGGGTTTCACTTTTTTGCTTACTATGCCCCTCGCCTCTCAAAAAATATTTTCTTGATGCCTCGGTCAAGAAAAAAGGCGCAACATTTCTGAAGCGCCTCTCTCTGTTTATTATTTCTGTTTAGTCTGCTCGACTACCTGCTGAAGCCTCTATGCCTGCGGCTCTTAGTGTATCCGCGTAAGCATACGCACCCTGCTCCTTACAGTCCATGCTCTGTCCTCTATGCTGTGCAGGATCCCACAGTGTCATAGTCTTAGCACGGTGGCTCTTACGGAAGCCTACTGCCTCTAGAGCTTTAGCCAGCTTACTGTTAGTTCTACCTACGTTAACATCTACCCAAGCAAAGCCACAGTACATAGGCTCACCGTATTCGTTGCCACCTGTCTTAGCTGTCCAGTCACTTAGGAACTTGGCTACAGCGTTCTTTGCGTTAGTAGTTGCTTCTTGGTGTAATTGTTCTATATTCATTTAGCCCTCGCTTTGTTAGTTTATATCTATAATATACAGTCAACAGCTCTTGCTGTCAACCCCTTAGTTATACAACACTAGGTTGTATAACGCTCCCCTGTTACTATGTTAACCATCTCTACGCCCGGACCCATTGCGGCCCTAGCTTCTGCTCGCTCTTCAGCAATCTGTTCTGCTGTACGGTTAGCCATTGCGGCTCTGTACTCTGCTAGGAACTGCTGTGTGTGAACATCACGTGCCTCTGCTGTTACAGCAACAGTTGTCTCATCTACAAGCCCTGCCGCCTGTAGTTCTTCCATAGCATCTGACATCAGTGGGCGGAACTCACCTGTTGATTCAAAGTACCAACCACATGCTCCGTCCTTTGTGTGGACTTCGCCTGCGTTCCATTTGTCTATCATATAACTCATGTATTGCCCTCTTTGTTAAATTATACTTACAGTATACAGTCAGAGGATCCTAAGGTCAACCTTTTTTGGCAAAGAAAAACCCTGTAGAACGAGGGCACATTCTACAGGGTCTAAGTAGGATATAGAGCGTGAGGGCATACGTCTATATCCTGTTGAATACTGTGGCGGAGTTAGCCTCGACGCATCACAGTATTCTCAGCCATAGCCTCCCACTTGTTGGGGAATGCTTTAGCTAAGTCTGCTACCTTAAGCACAGTTCTTAGGCTGAGCTCACGTAATCTCTTCTTATTAATATCGCAGAAGTCTACGATCTCTTCTACAACTTCAGCGCCAAGTGCGTACTCATCTAGCATACCATCGTTGGTGATCTGCTTGATACGCAATAGCTTCTCTCTGTCAGTGTCAATAGCTAGGTCGATGTAGTGACATCTACTCTCTAGTGCTTCCAAGTGATCCCTCATCTTCTTGGACTTGACATTGTCGAACTTGATGTTCGTGATAAAGATCGCTGAACCTTTGAATTCGAATGAATCCGGCACACCTTCGTTTCTAAGTTTGAACGAGTCTGTGTTCCAATGTATACGTCTAGTCTTCTTAGAGTCTAGTGCGGCTTTCAGGATGTTCAGTGAAAGCTCATCGCTGAAGATGCTATCACAGTCGTCAAATACGATAACGTTATCCTTGTCGGCCATCTTGTACAGTTTACAGTAGAGTCCTATTGCTGACATAGCACCCTTGACAACCTCATACTTGGGAGGCTTCTCACCTAGTGTAGCGATCAAGTCATGCTTGCCTAGTACTTTTTCAACACCATGTGACTTACCAACACCTGGAGGTCCTGATACGATCATAGCTCGCACATCGCCTT